GAAGATGAGAAAAATTCGGAGATTACCACTCATGCGAATGGGATTGGGTACTCTGGAGCTCACGCTGAAATTATGACTTCATTCGCGAAGTTCTACAAACAACACAAATTCCTATCTCCCAAGCAGACCAATATCGCTCGGAAGATTATTGTCAAATACGCTAGACAGTTGGCCGATGAAGCTAACGCTAATGAGGAAAAAAAGTGGAAAATATCTAATGGGGAAATTTCAACACCGTCAGCATTGATTGCCATTTGTGATGAGGACAGATGAGTAATAGAATTGATATCCATGGCCATTTGACCACATTCGGGGAAATTTTAAATGAAAAAAGCACATTCAATGAATGGTGGCGTGGGAATTTTTGTGAAGGATTGTCATGCGTGGGATGTATATATGCTAAGGGAATGTGCCCCGACAAATTTGGGAATATTTTCGAACTCGAGGAAGATAATCATCTAGATTCACGAAATGATGAAATCCGAGAGGTAATGGAATGGTTGACAAGTGATCACAAAGCTAAAGAGGAAATCCCTGTTGTTCCCGCGGAGCCAACGCTCACACTTGAAGAAAAAGTTGACAATCTCACTGCAATGGTGTTGGAAATAAAAGAAGTTTTATGCATAGTCGAGCAAGAAAACGCTTGACTTTGTCAGTATAATCTTGTATCTTCAAGTATGAAAAAGGATAAGACATTGAAAATTAAAAGTTTATACAAACCTATTATCGCCACATTGGGTGGAAAACGATATGTATGTGGCAATAAATTGGTAGAAATTGAACCACATATCACAATGGAAAATATAGAATGGGAACGCCAGTATCCAATCGGTTTTAGATTGAATGATACTTATGTCTCCAGAACTTTGGCAATGGTTTCAGGCGGCAATGTCGTTGCAACCATCATCGGTTCCAAAGGTGACACATACAAAATTAAAGAAAATAACGGAAAATATAATTGTAATTGTAAGGGGTACACATTTAATTCTAAGTGTAAACACCTTACTAATTTCGTCTCTGAAAGGGAATAAAATGGCTCGTAAAAAATTAGCAAAAAGAACTGCATCAAAATCAAAGGGGAAAACTTTCGATACCAGTTCACAGGCATTCAAATGGGTGGTATGTACTATTGATGGTTGCATCGAAGAAGTTAAGATCGACTTCGCGAGCATTAGTGCAATTTGTTACAAACATACAATGGGTAGGGTTCCATTTATCGAACCTGCATCACGTAAAAAGAAATCCACTGGTCGCCCACGCGGTTGGCAGTTTATGAATGAATTTGTCGATAGTGACAAAACAGTATTTCATCGGGGTGTAGAACAACCCGAATTAAAGGGTACACTTCCTGTATCAGATGTCGTTAAAATCAAAGCCGATCAGAAGCAGTCTGCTAAGGAAAAGAAAGCCCGTAAGACAGATCGGTTAATCAAACGGCACGAAAAGGCTCAAGAGGCCCGAAGAAAAGATGCCGGTAAGGCAAAACCTGGTCGCCCTAAGACTAAGAAAAAAGCAGTCAAAAAGACTGTTAAAGTCCAGACCAAATTTGGGGATTTGAAAATTCCATACAAATTAAAAAACAAAAAGTATTTTGTCGCCAGTGATAATAATCGGGCGTGGGGTAAATTTGATACCATGGCTGAAGCCCGAAAAGCTAAGACTAAGTTCAATCGTGAACATGGTAAGGACAATGTCAAGGGCATTGTATTGGTATCCAAAGACGGTAGGGCTTGGAAATAATGAAAACTAACATGATTTTAGAACTTTGGGATGAGAATACTGGGGTGGCACGCAGGTGGAATTCCGATATCAATGATGTTCAATTTAATGAATTGTGGGATAAATATCAAGATGATTGGAACAAGCTTGAATCTCAAAATGGAACTATGTATTTTAGTGGTTCCCTTGACAATTTCGATGAAAATGACGTTTGGGTTATGGGTTGGAGCTCCAGTGAAGTTTCCGAATTTGGGAGCTGGGACACCGTTCAAACTGAAATTTTAAGATGGCTTGATGAATCCGGATATTCCTATGAAAGAATTGAAGATCATCAATATGAATTGGAAGATGAAGATGAAGAAGAAATAAATGTGAGATTGGACTTCTAATGAATAAAATTATTACAGACGAAAAACTTCTAAGGAATAAATGTGAAAATGTCTCACTTGAAGAGGGTGAGACTATTGCTGCACAATTATTTGAGATACTAACCGCTACTGAATCTGGAGTGGCATTGGCCGCTAATCAGGTGGGGATTAACAAGAATGTGGTGGTTATCAATGTAAAAGAACCCATCTATCTTATTAATCCAATTATCACATCACAGTCCGGTGAAGTCTATTATGACGAGGGGTGTTTATCATTCCCAGGACAATCCGTAAAAACAAAAAGATTTGACACAATAGAAGTAGTATCAGATAATTACCCGGCCGGTGTATGTTTTACCGCATTGGGTAAAAATGAAATTGATACATTGGAATGTGTCGCCGCACAACATGAAATCGACCATCTGAATGGTGTTGTCATGTTTGATAGGGAATATAAACCAACTCCAATCAAAGCTGAGCACAATTTTGGTAGGAATGAAAAGGTTACCATTTCTAAAGATGAAGAAAAACGTGAAATAAAGTGGAAAAAGGCAGAAAAGTTGATAGAAACCGAAGGCTGGAAACTACTTATAGATGGATAAATAAAGGAAAAGGTTATGGGCATTATTAAAAGTATTTTGGACAACGATCAGTATAAGCTGTCAATGATGAAAGCTGCAATCTCTGAGTATCCAAATACAATTGTAAAGTACAAATACAAAAACCGATCACCAAAAAATCAAATCTTTACTCAAGATCATGTTGATAGACTTAAATATGAAATTGAAGAAATGAAGCATCTGGCATTAACAGGTGCTGAAAAAGAATTTTTGGCAAAAAAATCATCCTATCTGGGGCCAATGTTTTTGGATTTCCTGAGTGGATATCGTTATGACCCAAGTGAAGTAACTGTAAATCTGGTTGGAAGTGAAATTGAACTAACCATTTACGGATTATGGTATAGAACCATTCTCTGGGAAGTTCCACTTATGGCTCTCATTTCTGAGATTTATTTCGAAGGAACTGAGCTGGATATGGATTTGGTATTGAATAATATCATATCAAAAAAACACATGATTGAAGGAGCTGAAATTAATGTTTCAGATTTTGGTACTAGACGCCGATTCTCATTGATGATTCACCAGCTGGTGGTGGAAACTTTGAAAGACGTGTTGGTTGGTACAAGTAATGTGTATCTAGCTTTCCTTTTCAATCTAATACCAATTGGGACACACGCTCATGAATGGTTTATGTTCCACGGGGCCAAATATGGTTATCGTTCCGCAACCTACAAATCCTTAGAGAAATGGAGTAATGTCTACAGGGGCAACCTTGGAATAGCATTAACAGATACATATACTACAGACGTATTTTTACGTGATTTTGATATGTATTTCGCCAAATTATTTGATGGTGTCAGGCAAGACAGCGGTGACGAAATAGAATTTGGTGAAAAGTTTATTAATCATTATGAGAGTATGGGAATTGATCCGGCTACCAAAGCTGTTATCTTTTCAAATGCTCTAACAATCAAGAAATGTGTCACAATCAACGACCATTTCAGAGGCAAAATTAAAGATGGGTATGGAGTCGGCACACATTTCAGTAATGATGTCGGTGTAACACCCATGAACATGGTTATTAAATTGAGTGGGATTTATGATCAGAATGGTGAATTAATCCACGCAGTAAAATTATCAGATGATAAAGAGAAAAATACAAGTGATTCAGTGGAAGCAATTGAGAATTGCAAATTCAGCTTGGGATTACAATAAAAATGAAAAGGAAATAATATGGCAAAATACATAGAATTTGACAGGGATGCACGAGAAAAATTAAAGGTTGGTGTTGATACACTTGCCAATGCCGTAAAGGTCACACTGGGGCCCAAGGGTAGAAATGTTGTAATTGAGAAGAAATCAGGTCCTCCAATTATGACAAAAGACGGGGTTACCGTTGCAAAGGAAATTGAGTTGGAAGACCCACGTGAGAATATGGGTGCCCAAATGGTACGAGAAGTCGCATCAAAGACTTCAGATATCGCTGGGGATGGTACTACAACCGCTACAGTGTTGGCACAGTCTATCGTTGAAGAGGGGCTAAAAATGGTTGCTGCTGGTTCAAACCCAATGGAAATTAAGAGGGGCATTGATGCCGGAGTTATCGAAGTTGTAAAGGCGATTAAGGTACTGAGCAGGGATGTTAAGAGCTCGGATGAGATTGCACAGGTTGGAACTATCTCGGCAAACAATGATGAAGAGATTGGCAAGTTGATTGCAGAAGCTATGGATCGGGTTGGAAAAGACGGTGTTATTACGGTTGAAGAATCAAATACGGCCGATACATATCTTGAGACAGTTGAGGGAATGCAATTTGATAGGGGTTATCTATCTCCTTATTTTGTAACCAATTCCGAAAGTATGGAAGCTCAATTGGATGAACCAGTGATTCTTCTTTATGATAAAAAGATTGGTGCAGTTCAACAAATCTTGCCTATTTTGGAAAAAATGGCCGCACTACAGAGACCGATTTTAATTGTCGCTGAAGATGTTGAGGGTGAAGCTCTCGCCGCTTTGGTTGTAAATAAACTGAGGGGTACATTGAATGTAGCTGCTGTTAAGGCACCTGGATTTGGTGATGGTAGAAAAGAAATGTTACAGGATATTGCCATTTTAACTGGTGCAACTGTGATTTCTGAGGAACAGGGTTACACATTGGAAACCGCTGAAGTAGAGCATTTGGGATCATGTAAAAATGTGATCGTTGACAAGGATAGAACTATTCTCATTGACGGTGCAGGTGAAATTATTGATCTTGAGACTAGAGTTAGTGATTTGAAGAAACAGATTGACAACTCAACTTCTGATTATGACAAGGGAAAAATGCAAGAACGTCTGGCTAAATTGTCAGGTGGTGTAGCTGTTCTTCATGTTGGAGCACCAACCGAAGTTGCCATGAAAGAGAAAAAGGATAGAGTGGATGACGCTCTACACGCTACTCGAGCAGCAGTTGATGAGGGAATTATCCCCGGTGGCGGTGTTGCACTTTTGAGGGCATCACAGGAATTATCACTAGAATTAGAGGGTGACCAACAGCTGGGAATTGAAATTCTCAAACGAGCTCTTGAATCTCCAATTCGACAAATTGCGTTGAACGCCGGTTGGGAAGATTCGGTTGTAGTGTTAAAAGTAAAAGAAGGAACCGATGATTTTGGATTTGATGCACGAGCAGAAGATTTCAAAAATCTCATTGAAGCGGGTATTATTGACCCAACTAAAGTAGCTCGAGCAGCATTGGAAAATGCCGCATCAGTTGCTGGACTTCTACTTACAACGGAATGTGCTATTTGTGAAATTCCAAATGAAAATGCTCCTGTCGACCCAATGGGTGGGCAACAAATGGGCGGCATGTATTAAAAAATAACGGTTGACTTTCACCTGAATATCTTGTATATTCAGGTGTAAGGAAAAAGGAGATTATATGGATGTACAAAAACAAATTGATGGTTTGACAAAACAAATCAAAGATTATGTTCATGGGGCAGGTAAAAAAGGTGTGGTAATTGGAATGAGTGGTGGAATTGATTCTGCTGTCTCATTTGAACTCGCCATTAAGGCATTAGGGGCTGACAACGTATTCGCTGTTAGTATCCCTATTTTAGCTAATACAGGTGAAGAGTTTTCATCCGCGAGTGACATGTGGGGATATGTTTGGGAAAAGCGTGGAGTACGGCATGTAACCGCTCACGCTAGTTCACCAGTCATAGCAACGACATCTGCCGTTGAAAAGGCATTGGGTCACAAATTGAAAAATAACCTGACTTATGCCAATATTCAAGCTAGGGAACGTATGAATGTTCTTTACGCTTTCGCATCCGAATTGGATTATCTTGTTATCGGAACTGGTAATAAATCAGAACACAAAATTGGTTATTTTACAAAATGGGGTGACGGTGGAGTTGACTTTGAACCACTTGGAGCATATTACAAAGACGAAGTTTATGAACTTGGTAGAGCATTATATGTACCAGGTTGGATTCTAAACGCCGCTCCTTCTGCTGGGTTATGGGAAGGTCAAACTGATGAAAATGAAATCGGTATGAGTTATGATGAACTTGATTCTTATTTGAGATGGGATGAGTTTCAAAATTCCCTTTTTGAATTTGATGAGGAGAATGGGAAAAATTGCCCACTCAGCCCTGAGAAACAAAAAATAGTTGTTAAATTAATGGGGGCAGCTAATCATAAGAATAAAATGCCACCAACATTTGAAAGGTCAGAATAATGGCAGTAAAAGTATTATACAAAGGTAAGTGGATGGAAATGCATGGCCGTGAAGTTGATGGTCATGATGATTATGAATTCACCCACAGAGCGGGTGGCCGAGAAGCCGTTTATATGATTCCAACAACTGAAAATAATGAATTGATTATGATTTTGAATCATAGGTATTCAGTTAATAAAAAAGTATTGGAATTTCCAGCTGGGCTTATGGATGAAGGTGAAGAACCATTCCATACGGCCAACAGGGAACTTCTTGAAGAAACTGGATATGAAGCCAATGTGGTTATAATGCACCCATTGGGGATGAGCAACTCTGGGGGATCGGATGAAGAAGTTTGGGCCGCTAGAATGAAGGGTTGCAAGAAAATTAGTGAACAACAATTGGATGACGGTGAAAATATTGAGGTGTTGATAATCCCAGAATATGATCTGATTTCGACAATAATGGGGTACCGTGATTTGGGATTTAAAATAAGTTCAAGAGTAATCGCCTACATGATAGGTAAAGGAGAGTAGCATGGGAAAAACAGCGTTATTAGTAGTGGATGTACAAAAAGATTTTTGTGAAGGTGGCCCATTGGCCGTTCCAGAAGCGGAGATGGTTGTACCAATTATCAATGAATTGATGGAAAAGGTCAGTTTTGATTTGATAGTGGGTACTATGGATTTTCATCCTAAAGGTCATGGTAGTTTTGCATCGACTCATGGGGCCGAAGTATTTAGCATGGGTGAGCTTGGTGGAAACCCACAGGTAATGTGGCCCGATCACGCGATACAGGGAACAGATGGCGCTCGTTATCATAAACAGCTTAATCAGGGCGACTTGGAATACATTGTACACAAAGGGTTTAATCCTGATGCAGATTCCTATAGTGGATTCGCTGATGCAGATGGAACAGAAACGGATTTAAATAAATTCCTACAAGACCATGCCATTGAAACTGTTTATGTGGTTGGATTGGCTACCGATTATTGTGTCAAATTTACTGCCTTAGATTCTTTAAGTCGTGGTTATGATACCATTATGGTGCTCGATGCCGTAAGGGGTGTTGAACAGAATCCCGGTGATTCTGAGGCCGCTATTGATGAATTTTTCAAAATGGGTGGAGAAGTTACGCTTTCTGAAACTCTTTTGAAATATGGATTATAAGATGCAAAAGGCTCTAACCTTCGATGATGTAACGATTATCCCAAAATATTCGGAAGTAGAATCTAGATCAGAATGTGACGTGTCAACGCACATTACAAGCAATTGGGTATTGGATATTCCGATTATCGCCACAGCGATGGATTCCGTATGTGAATCTCGTATGGCAATTTTGATGTATAAGTATGGTGGTATTGGGTTCATCCATAGATTTATGTCTATTGATAAGCAGGTTGAAGAGGTCGAAAAAACATTAAATAGTGTAAAAATTTATGAGGGCTGGGATGTCCACAATGATGTTGATTTGAAATATCCAATTGGTGCCGCTATCGGCATTAAAGAGGAAGAGAAACAACGCGCTGCAAAATTGATTGAAGCTGGGGTGGATATTCTTATGATTGATGTAGCACATGCTCATCATGTGGGGGTTAAACGCATGTTGGGATGGCTCAAAAAGAACCATCCAAAAACCGATTTATTTGTTGGAACGGTTGCAACCGCCGAAGCTACCCACGATTTAATTAAATGGGGAGCAGATGGAATTCATGTCGGTGTAGGCGGCGGTTCATTATGTGAAACTCGTATTAGAGCCGGCGTTGGAATCCCAATGATTTCATCCGTTCAGGAATGCGTAGAAGCAATGTCATACTTATGTGAAATGGGAGAACCCAAAAAATTACGTGTAGGCAAACATGTTCCAATTTCATCAAATGGTGGCATCACTACTCCCGGAGATATGGCTAAAGCAATTGGTGCTGGTGCAAGTACGGTTACGATTGGTTCACTCCTAGCAGGAACAAAAGAGACCCCCGGTGCATTCAAAAGAGAAGGGAAATATCCCAATGAACAACTATATAAAGAATATAGGGGTTCGGCGTCATTATCTTCCAAATTGGATCGTGGAGAATCAACACATATTGAAGGAAATAGTGTGCGTGTACTATTCAAGGGTTCTGCCAAAAGAATTCTAAAGGAACAGGTTGAGGGTCTGAAATCTGCCATGAGTTATTGTGGTGCGGTTGACATTGAAACCTTTCAAGCGAATTGTGATTTTGTGGGGGTGACACCTGCTGGTCAAGTAGAAGCAAAACCCCATTTGATGACTTAAAAATTTAAAGTATTTTAAAATAAATGCGTTAAAAATTAAAGTTTCCTCTATTTAATTAATGACAAGACTAATTAATCATAGGAGGAAATTATCATGGACAAATTAGACATTATTTTAAGTCTACTTGAAGAAGCATTGGAAGATGCCGATTGGGAAAAAGTTGGTGAAGCTCATAGCATTCTGATTGCACAATATGAAGACCCATATAGTGAATACAATTTAGATGATATCGGCAATACGTCAGATAATTCTGATGTTTGAGACGACTAGGTAATACTTATATATACAGATGGAGCACCACCTAAGAGCCGAGGCGTTCAAGGTGCCCTACTATTGGAAACTCACCATACTTAGGAAAACCAATAGTGGCTACAATTAATGGGGTTGTGGTCAACGTAGTGAACAATTTAGCGGGGTCACTACCCATTAACTCGGGGCGAAATTTGGTTTCGACGGGATGATTTTTGACAATTGGTGCAAGTAGTGATGGTACACTTTAAAAAGCCAAAAGACCAAGTAATTGGCACACAAGTACAATACGCAGTCGCAGCTTAATAAGCGGACTTCCGAATCCTATCCGATTCTAATAAGATAACGATTCGTCATTAATTAGATTTGTCCAACCGATGTGGGACGAATAAATCCAGAACCGGCGTTCCAGATCAATTCGGGGAGTACGATAACTGAAATAGGATGACGGGATATTTTTTGTAACTTTTTGAGAAATCCGACATCAAACATAAAAGGATGCTAAACTTGTAACGACCGATTGGTGAATACATTGCGGACTAGGGTTCAAATCCCTATCGCTCCACAACATTATTATCGAGCGTTCTGGGTTCCTAACTCGTATGAGAAGGGCTCAGATGCGATGATATTTCAATTAAAAATGGAGGTTATATGATAGAATATTGTAAGGGCGATTTATTACAATCTGATATTAAATACATTGCACATGGGTGCAACTGTAAATTATCAATGGGTGCCGGAATAGCACAACAAATCAGACACCAATTCCCAAAGGCTCACAAGGCTGATCTAGAAACCCTATGGGGCGACCCCGCAAAAATGGGGACATTCACAGAAGCATATCAACATGGAAAAGTCATTATAAACGCATATACTCAATTCAACTATTCAACGGACAAGCTCGATGTCGATTATGACGCGGTGCGCACAGTCATGGAAAAGATTGAATTGCTTCTACAAAAAGAAGAAAATATGTGGGAAGAGGGAGATGAGGAATACAAGAGTATTCAATTGGGCATGCCACGTATTGGATGTGGACTTGCTGGGGGAGATTGGAATATTGTAGAAGGTATTTTGGATGAGGTGTTTGCAAATAGAACAATTTATGTGTATGATTGGAAAAACCCAGATTGGATATTATCGGGTGATGAATGGGATCGCGTAGAAAAGAATTTTAAAAATGGTACTTGGAAAGTATCACAGGAAGGTTAGGTTATGTTTAAATTAACAGCAGAAGAAATTACAGAATCTTATGAAAAATTGATTGATATCATTGACAGCACTTTTGAAGGTGAACGTCGTGATAATTTGATTAAGATGTATGAGCATTTCGGTGACAGATTATTATTGGCACCGGCTAGTGGAAAAGATCATTTTCACTTAGCAGTACCGGGTGGGTATCTCAAACACGTTTTGAATATAATTGAAGTATCAGAGATGATGGCTAAAATGTATAGGCACATTGGTGGTACAACGGACTTCACTGACGAAGAGAGAATCTTTGCGGCTATGCACCACGATCTAGGGAAGCTTGGAGATATTGATAATGATTACTATGTTCCAGCTACAAACGACTGGCAAATTAAAAGGGGCATCAGATACGAATATAATTCAAATTTGAATTTTATGGATGTTACTGATAGGTCTCTATTTTTATTGCAACAATTCGATATCAAAATTACAGATAATGAAATGTACGGCATCAGACTAGCCGATGGAATGTTCAAGGAATTGAACAAGTCATATTTCAATACATATAGTGATGACATGCAAATGAAGAATCATCTGCCGTTTATCATTCATTGGGCCGATTGGATGTCTACTAGAATGGAATACGACACTCGGATGAATGTTGTAAATCTGGAAACTAAACAAGAGAAAAAAGCGATAAATAATATAAAAGATTCATTGATTAAACCCAAAGCAAAACCTGAGAAGGTTACGTCTAAGGTTGACCCAATGGCCACTTTTAGTAAATTTTTCGATGAAATGGAGAAATAGTATGAATTTAAAAAACATCCTTATTGGGATTGGGAGTGTGTGATTTTTAGCGGTTAATTTATTAGTCATAAATGTATATTTTGGGATAGGGTGGTTATCTATTGGATTATTCGGTGTGCTATTATTAATGGCATCTATGGGATATGTCATATATAATCAATTCCAGAAAAATATATTTCTAGAACAGTGGGTGGAAGCATTCACTGTAAAAATCATTCACGTGAATGAAGAATTAGATAGGATTGATTCGACTGGAGTCTTCAAAGCAGATGATGAGGTTGGATTCGTCTTCACAGAAATTAAGGAAGTAGTAGCGATGCTATCCGAATTAGTAGAGGAATAAAATGGCGAGAAAAAAGAAAAAGAGCAACATGTATTTCACAATGGAAACCCAAGACGCGATTAACCGGTATAATGAGAGATTGAGCAGATGTTGTAATCATCATCCAGCGGATTGGGTAATTTCCAATTCCGAGATATTGGCAAAATTGGGATATACCCCAGATCAAATTGCCGAAAAAAGTAAGGAAATCAAAGCGGTTAAAGTGGAAGATGTATGTGGAGAATGCTATAGCATAGCTGAATATGATTTTGCAAGGACTCATTCTGAGAGGAATATTATTTACAGAAATGAGATACAATTCGCATTTGATAAATTGGCTGAGAATATTATCCACACTTTCAAATTTTATTATTTTGATATTCCAGTGGAAGATGTCATGGCCGAAGTGGTGTCATTTTTGATAATGAACATCCACAAATACAAACCATGTAAAGGGAAAGCGTTTTCCTATTTCAGTATTGTTGTTAAGAATTATTTGATATTGCACAACAATAGAAATTATGCAAAGAAGAAAATCCATGACAGCGTCGATACTATTGATTTTGTCAGGAACATTACCACAGAACAAAAGCAAGCCCATCTCAAAGAGGACAAGGCCGAATTTATCCATTATCTCATAGAATATTGGGAGAACAATTTAACCACAGTATTCAAGCGCAAGAAGGATATTGGGGTAGCCGATTCAGTAGTGCATCTATTAAGAACCTGTGATGAGATTGAAAACTTCAACAAGAAATATTTGTATGTATTAATCAGAGAATTGAATGGTTCCAAAACCCAGCATATCACTCGGATTATCAACATTATGAAAAAACACAATGAGAAACTATTGAAGCAATTTAATTCTACTGGATATGTGGATACTGCTTGTACGGGTTCATTCTTGTAAAAAATTAACACATTTTGGAGACTACAACAGGGCACTATTTATTTAGTGCCCTTTTTTTGTTTATTCATATTTATTAGTGAGTTATAATATCACACCTTAGAGGAAATAAAAAAATGAACACAGAATATGAAATTTTCAAAGATAAGACACTATCTTCACTATTCGAGGATATATATGTCAATTCAACCGATAATAAGGCACAGCTGGAATTATTGATTGAAAAAGTAGCATTGCTGATTACGAATACATCTTCAGCCGCTACAATTGTTCCAGTAGTCAAAGAATTTTTTGATATCAAAGTTAAAAACGATGAGAACCTTATTAAGCTCGCTGGAATCATTCAGAAATTAATCTCTGCAGAGGGTAAGGGTGGATCGGAAAGGGAGTTCGGAATGTCTGATGATGAAAAGGCCCGACTTCTAGATGATGCTACCAATGAAATAGACAAATTGAAAAAGAAAACCACAACGGTAACCGATGAAATTGGAAAAATAATCCCAAAGGAATTTATAGATGGCGTGGAAAAAAAGTAATAACATATCAAATTTACCTTCATTTAACAATGGAGTTACTTCTCTTGGAGACGTTTACAGGTTGCAAAAAACCAGAGAGAATAGCGAAGAATTTTATGAATTGGAAATTGCCGAAGTCATTGAAATAATGCTGGATCAGGATGATTTGCCAGAAATGGAAGATGGTACGGTTGATTACTCACTTATAGGGGCCGCCAAGTTAAGAATGGTATATAGTGAGCATGGCAAAAATGAATCCGAGTTGAGTTGGACTTATCCAATGGATACAAATTTAAAGGAATATCCATTAAAGGGTGAATATGTTATAGTACAAAGTTATTTGGGCCAACAATTTTATGGTCAAAAAGTGAATTTATTAGCTTCAGTTAATTCCAATTCCATCCCCGGTATAAGTAATAATGCGGGTGATGATTCGGAATTTGAGATTGGGGACATTTTCACAATCAATACGGATATTAGACAACTATGACCACATGAGGGTGATATCATATTTAATGGCCGCTTTGGTCAGGGGATACGATTTGGTAAAAATGATCTGGATGATACGCTACCTCCAAATATAAAAATTTCAGTTGGTCATGCCGATTTTGATAACACTGTTTTACATAAACCCGCCGATGAAAGTTTGGATGAAGACGCATCCTCAATATGGATGGTATCCAATGAGGAAGTATCCATCGTTCAGGGGTATCTAAGTGCCTTAATACCATCATTAAATGAAGGTAAGCAAATTATATTAAATTCTGATAAGTTGATATTTAATACTAAGAACGGCGGTGACATTGGGATGTTGTCAAGTAACAATATTGTTCTGGGGGCTACTGCTAAGGTGGTGGTTGAATCTCCGGAAATCAAATTTGGTTCGGATGACGCTACAGAGCCACTAGTATTGGGGGAAGTGTTGCAAGGATTATTGGGGGAATTGATAGACGCTATAAATTCGATATCCGTTCCAACTGGAGTAGGCCCAAGCGGGCCACCAGTTAATGCGGCACAGTTTGCGGCTATAAAAACAAAATTGGGACAAATGTTAAGTCCCCAAAATAAGACGCTTTAATCATGCCATTATTACAACCAATATTGGCGAAAAATTTGGGCGATTTAATGACAATGGAAGAGGGAAAAGATGTGACACCCAAAGATTGGGCCGATGCAGTTGGGGATTATTTCCAACAATCATTATTTCCAATTGCCGGAGGGAATCTAGCCGGAGCCAAATCCGCATTTATTGCAACGATTGGGCCCACATTTCCACCAGTTGGGGCATTACCCCTTTTACAATTGGCATTTTTACAATTTGCCGTAGTGGCATCGTCAATACCGGGAACAGGGGGACCAAACATTCCACCAGTTACCCCATTGATATTGGCACCAATAATTCCGATTGGGATGGGAGGTGCACCGGCACCAGTAGTTGCAAACGCAATGGCAACGATTATTGATGTTTGATTTAGAACAGGAATTTATTTATCAGGAACTCCGGTGACCCCAGTCCCGCTTCCATGATCGTAACACAAAGGAGTATATTATGAAAAAATCAGAATTAGTTTCCATTATCAAGGAAGTGGTAAGGAAAGAAATTAAGGGAAATATTAAAAAACAGGTTGATTTGGCTGTCCAGAAACAACTTACCGAGATATTTATTAATAAGGGTCAACAGTCTTTCACTGATGAAAATATTTCGTTAAATGAAGACAATTATGAAGCCCCTAAACCATCCAAAAAAAGAAGAAAATCACAACAATTTGTCCAAGACCCTATGCTTAATAGGATTCTAAATGAAACAAATGGGCTTCCGCCTGATACTGGAGATGAATATGAAACCTTTGGAGGAGGCGTATTCACATCTGATAGAATGGCGGCGTTGACTGGTTTGACAGGTCAAGTTGGTGGCGATGATGAAACACGTAGGAATGTTGCAGCGGCACATACATTAAAGGCAATGGGTACGAATAGTGAAGAAGTACCAGAAGCTTTAACAAACGCATTGACTAGAGATTACAGCGGTCTTGTCAAAAAATTTAAGAAAAAATAGGAAAAAGAAATGGGTGCTAGAGAAAACGATTTAAATCCTGATACTTGAATTGGATTATCCTTTCCATTGGGCAGGGATTCCCAAAGCATATTTAGGCGTACAAAAACCAATTTGCAACAGGCCAAATCCAATCTGCAGAATCTACTGCTGACTATGAAGGGTGAGCGAGTCAATCAACCACTCTTAGGTTCAAATTTGCACAGATTGTTATTTGAACCCATTGATGAAGATGAAATGTCAACTTTAATTGAAGAAGAAATTTTGAATGCTACAAGCACCTGATTACCGTATATCAATATACGAAATGTGGAAGTAGATTTTGGATCGAGAGATAAGAGCACGATTGGGGTGAAAATAACATTTTCAATTACACTTAATCCGGCTTCTGAAGAGCAGATTGCTCTAACATTTGAGAATGGAGAATATTAATGTTATTAACTGAATATGTGGATGTTCGAATTGAATCGGCAAATAAGCATTATTTGGAAAATTTGGGATATGTGTTCCCACAAAAATGGAGTCAGTCAAATCGGCGCATGGTAGTGCCTAGGGGAACCATTATACGAATTAAAATTGCGGACGCCAAAGAGGCTAATATTCAATATAAGTGCGATAATTGTGGAGATATTAAAACCGCTGATTATCGTAAGTATAAAAATAAAGGGATTAGGGGTGAAGATTTGTGTTGGAATTGTTATATGGGCAGTGATTATCATTGTGGATCAAAATATAAAATCGGAGAATTAAATCCAAATTGGCATTCAGATAAAACGGATGAAGAACGAAATGATGACAGATCGGCACCAGAATATAAACAATTTGTACGGGAATGTTTTGAACGTGATAATTATACTTGTGCATTGACTGGCCAGTATGGTGGGGATTTGGTGGTACATCATTTGAAATCTTATGCTAAATATAAAAATTTGAGATATGATATTAAAAACGGCATTACACTTAGCAGGGATATTCACAATTTATTCCATAAGAAATATAGCAAAACGACTTTTACAGATGCCAATTTTGTAGAGTTTAAGGAGACATTTAATGGCTAAAAAAGACGTATCAAAAGATGTGAAGTACCTTTCGAAAGATTTCAGTGCATTCAGAAATGATCTCATCGAGTTCGCAAAAATATACTTCCCCAGCACGTTTACGGATTTTAATGAGACTGATCCTGGGATGATGTTCATCGAATTGGTGTCCTATGTAGGCGATGTATTGTCATATTACATTGACGCACAATTTAAGGAATCATTATTGGCATACGCTGAAGAAAAACGAGTGGTATATGAAGCCGTCCAATCATTGGGATACAAACCAAAAATTACTGCACCAGCAACAACTAAAATTAACGTATTTCAAACTGTGCCCGCTATTGGCGACCAATCCAATGTGAGGCCGGATATGAGATATGCATTGACATTAAATGGACTTGAGATGAAATCCCAAAATGGGGTTACATTTAGGGCAGGAGGTGATATCAACTTCAAATTTTCCAGTTCCTATGACCCAATGGCCATATCTGTAATTGAAACTGACAATGCCACCAATTTACCATCCAAATATTTATTGAAAAAAACACAAAATATTTATAGTGGAACAGTATCCACGGATTATTTTACATTCAACGCCGCCGAGAAATATTCAAGAGTATCTCTTTCAAATATAAATGTGACCGAAATTATCAACATGACTGATAGTGATGGTAATGAATGGAAAGGGGTTCCGTTTTTGGCACAAGATACTCTATTTGAAGAAATGGAAAACGATTCTGCGAACGACCCCGAATTATCACAATATAGTGATGACGCCCCATACTTACTAAAATTAATAAAAACTCCAAGACGATATACCACATTTATTAGGGCCGATAACAAAACTGAAATTAGGTTTGGAGCTGGGGTATCGGATAATCCAGATGAAGAAATTATCCCGAATCCAGGAAATGTGGGGTCGTCATTACCTGGAAGTCCTAGTTTTTTAGACACGGCATTTGATCCATCCAATTTTCTATCAACTAGAACTTATGGATTGTCACCATCAAATACGACACTTACTGTTAAATATGCACACGGTGGAGGAGTCGATGACAATGTTGTGGCCAATGATATTAACAATATATCAGCGGTTACTTACACCATAGATGATGAAAATCTAGATTCAGCATTGGTTCAAGAATCTAAAAATTCGGTATCGGCTATCAATCCAGAACCAGCTACAGGCGGGAAAAGTGGTGAAAGTATTGAAGAAATTAGACAAAATGCATTGGCATATTTTCAAGCACAACAAAGGGCGGTTACTAAAGAAGATTATATTGTTAGAGCATATTCCTTACCGGCAAAATATGGCAATATTTCTAAGGCATATATTGTTCAGGATGATCAATTAAATCAGAATGGCACTACTGAAGACGCCGTGATTCAGGATAGTGACGTTGGGAATAGTATAATGAGTTTGATGGGCAGAATTCCAGCTAGAATCCCAAATCCACTGGCATTAAATATGTATGTTTTGGGGTATGATTCATCCAAACGATTTGCCAATTTAAATGCGGCGGTTAAACAGAATTTAAAAACATATTTGGGTCAATACAGAATGGTCACTGATGCCGTTAATATTAAAGACGCGTGAGTGATCAATGTAGGGGTACAATTTTCAATCATAACCAAGAGAAATTATAACAAGAACGAAGTACTTCTAAATTGTATTGAAGTTATTAAGGAATATTTTAATGTTGACAAATGACAAATAAATCAACCAATTGTGGTCGGTGACATAGTATATAAATTGTCATTGGTAGAAGGAGTGGCCTCAATTGTTCCTCCAGATGACGCCAAGGGGTCTCCAATAGTCATAACAAATAAGTGGTCAAAAGATAATAATTATTCTGGCAATATTTATGATATTGATTCGGCTACAAAAAATGGTGTAGTATATCCATCATTAGACCCAAGTATTTTTGAATTGAAATTCCCGAGCACTGATATACTTGGTCGGGTAGTAGGGAGCATTTAATATGTATTACAGAAATTGTCCAGAACACGCTGAAAACGGTGGGGAATTTAAAGTATTGGGATATTTTGTTGATGGTTATAGTAAAGAAAAAAATGTGGTAATAGAATATTATGAAAAACATCACAAATATCAAGCCAACCGTGATAAGCAAAGAAAACAGGAAATCGTGAATTATTTGAATTGTGAATTTATAGAATTGAATGAGGAGAATTAGAATGCATTTTTTCACATTTTGCACAAAAGATACGACACTATATGAAGCGTCGGCTAGTATGAATACTGGACTTGATAGTGTATTGGAAATACGCAAAGATATGAATCCAAGCGGAACAGTAATAGAACTTTCCAGACCAATCATTCAGTTTGATTTAACCGATATTTCTGGGTCAATAGTCGATGGAACAATAACTTCAAATAGAAAATTTTACTTGAATTTATTCGATTCGAACCCAACCGCATTACAAGTGGAACAATCATTAAAGGGTTACCCAATCAGCCAAAGTTGGTCAATGGGTCAGGGATCACTCGGCGATGAACCAATAACAACTGAAGGTGCAAGTTGAGCCTATACTGACGGTTTAACGAACGCCAGTACCTGGATAAGTGGCTCCTTAACAAGTGGTGGTACGTGGTATAGCGGTAGTGGTTATGAGGCCTCACAGAGTTTTAGTCTGGAAACTACGGATTTAAGAATGGAAGTAACTGATATTGTTGAAAAGTGGTTGGACAGTACAATCCCAAATGCCGGAGTTATGGTAAAGCGGGCCACTGCAGATGAGACTAGTACAATTTCACTTGGAAATTTCAAGTATTTTTCCAGAGACACTAACACCATATACCCACCAAAACTTGAAGTTGTATGGGACGATTCAAGTTGGTCGACGGGCTCGTTATCACAGCTTACAACTGGTGAGCTGG